AGATAGAATCCAATATTGCGATAACAGCAATAGCCGCTAATACATATGGTGCGGCAGCGGCTGCCGATGCTAAGAATCCTTCACCAGCGGCAGCGGCCACGGCAGTACCTTCAGCCGCAGTTGCGGCCGTTGTCGCACCAGCATATACGCTATCAGCCATAATAATTGCTTCAGTACCAGCGGCCGTGCTAGCCGCAGTTCCTGCGGTCGCAGTAGAACCACCAAGCCATGATGGAAGCATTGACTTTGCGCCAGATATAATTGCACCACCTGTTTCTGTAGCGGCAAATGCATCAAACGCTTTACCACCAATAAAACTAATTCCTTTGCCAATTGCGGCTGAAGCAAGCATAGCCATGTATGGATTTTTAATACCCATAGCTTGAACTGCTTTTTGTGTGAGTGCCATCTGTCCAAAGCCAAGTGCCATGTTGCCGAGTTGACCCATTGCGGTGCCGCCATTAAAGAATCCCCCACCGCCAAATGCACCACCAGGATTTGTTCCGCTTCCAGCAACACCTCTTTGTAGAAGTTGATTAGTTAATTCTTGTTGACGAATGCTTTCATAGTCACGATATGCTTGTTGTGCGTTATATCTGTCTAACTCTTCTTGAGACTTTTTATTAAACGCAGTTTGATCTTCCCAATTTGGATCATAAATTGTAAGACCTTTTCCATTACCAGTGTTCTGAACATCTGGTGCATTTCTGTATCCAGATGCGCCAGGTGGCAAGTATTGTCCGTATGGTCCGTAAGGATTATACTGTCCATAACTTGCTCTGTATGCACCGCCAGTATCCATTCCTCCTGCACCAACATCCATGATACGTCCATACGCATCACGTTGAGTTCCGCCATATACATCTGCGCCAGATAGAACATAACCACCACGTCCACCATTTAATCGTGGGTCGAAAATTCTTGTTGGTCTTGCATTAGGATCACCCATGTATTGATTGAGTGGGTCTGATATAGCCGCACCAAGTGTATCTGCAATGTATTGTGCGCCTTGCATAGGATTCTGAAATCCAAACTTAGCAAACATTGTCTCAACGCCAGTTGCTTGTCCAGTCGCACCATAAAGCAATTGTTCAAATGCTAACTTTTTCTTTCCTGCGGCTAGATTACCTAACACCTGACCAGATAGAATGTTGCTTGCATTCGCATCCATTCCACCGATGCCACCAAAGATTGCACGACCTGCGGCTCTAGCACCAACTTCAAGATAGCCTTTAGCCATATTGCTAAAGACTGGTGCGAACATCGGACCATATTGTTTACCTAATACATCAGTAAACAAACTGTTCATTCTTCTATCTAGGTTCAGAATTCTACCTAGTTGCTGACCTCTGTACATTTGTCCCATTGCGGCCGCTTGTGAAACACCAACGCCTTTAGGGAACAATGCTTGTCTTAACGCAAGAGTAATCGCTCTTGTCGTAGTATTTCTAAAGTCTTTCAGGAACTTATCGTTTGTCTCTTTCAGAATCTGCTGTTCTGCTTTCCAAATCATTTTAGTCGATTTGATTGTTCCTGATCCAACTGCTTTAGTTGTTCTATCTTGACCCTTTTGTATTTGTTGTAATTTTTTGTTTGCTTCTTTATCTACAACAGCAACAGGTTTGTCGCTTGGTCTATTCAGTAATCTGAGTCCAGTTCCACCTTGTGCATTTCTGCGAGCAACATCTTCTTTTAATTCGAAGAAGCCTGGTGATGTTTCAATATAACCATCGCCAGCACCTTTTGATAATCTCTTGGCGTTTTCGTCTACACTAGAAACAGGAACGCCAGTAGTTTGTTTTGTTGGTACGTCACCTGCTCTGTCTGCAACTGGAGGTGTAGTGTCTGGTGTTGATAGTTTTGCTTTTGGACCAAATGTAATATATTTTCTAGGGTCTACAGATTTACCATTTTCACGAATTTCAAAGTGTAGGTGTGGTCCTGTCGAATTTCCAGTCGAACCAACATAGCCTATTACATCTCCCGCTTTAACTCTTGATCCTGCGCCAGCAGACGCAAGTAACAAATGTGCATATACAGATGTGAACCCATCTCCGTGGTCCATCATCAAGAAGTTTCCAGAATTGTCGTTTTTAGAATTTACTGTGACTAAACCATCAGCAGTAGCAACAACAGGCGCACCTTGATATATCGCTAAGTCAATACCTTGGTGTCTGTAACTCTTTTTGTATTTTGGAGGACTTCTTTGTTCGTCATGTTCACTCGTTACAGTATATGCAGACCTTAATGGAACTCTCCAATTAATTTTAGTTTTAGATGCCGCAGTTGGAACGGGTCCTCCACCACCAGAATTTCCACCTCCACCGCCAGTTGGTGCACCGGTTGCATTACCCATTGCATCATAACCGCCACCTAAATCTGGTTTAGGTGGCACAGGAGGTTTCTTTCCTCCTCCACCGCTAGGACCATCTCCAAATATATCATAGATAGCAGAACCAACTTCATATGCAAGCCAAGCCCAACCAACAGGTCCCATGATAACTCTAAGAGCACCACGCAAAACAAAGCCTGCGGCTTTAGCAAGAAACTTAGCAATAGGTTTTGCAAACGCCATTAAACCTGCGCCAGCGGCAACACCAGTCATTAATGCGCCACCAGCAGAACCCAAAAGACTTGATAATATGTTACCTAATAATCCACCGCCTTTATTAGGATCATTTGCGGCTTCACCACCACCTCTAATGTTTTTGATTGCTTTTAACAATGCTTCATCACGTATACCTTGCTCACGTTCTTTTTCTTCTTCAAAACGTGCCTTAGCCGCTTCCATGTCTAGCTGGCCTTTGACCATCTTGTTTTGAAGTTGAGTGTTCGCATTTATCATGCGTAACTGTCTCACCATCTCAAGATTAACTACATTTGGTGATGATGCACCAGAAGCAGAAGCCGCTGGTGATGCACCACTTCCTGATTGAGCCGCAATTGAACTTGCACGACTTGAAAGAGATTTTCCAAATGCATAGGCACCAGTAATCCCAGGCATCTCAGACATTGCGGCGCCTTTTGCGGCACCAACTAATCCTTTAGCTGTACCTGTAACTGTTTCTTTAGCCATCTGCCCTAAGGCTGATGCATAATTTCCTACTGTTGCCATATGTTAATTATCCACGGTCGATTACTGAATCTGGATCATCTGCGGCAAACTTGGCTGCCTTTGCGCCCATTGGTCTTGATGATGCACCCATGCCCATTGAAGGCGATGACATTCCCATTGCTGGCGATGGACTTCCGTAGTTTGACATACCGCCATAACTTGGACTTGGTGCGCCAAAGCCACCAGACATTGACGATCCCATTGACGAAGGTGCGCCATATGTTGTTGTGACGCTTTGTCCCACGGGTTGCAGACCACCATTGTTTGCTCCATTTAGTTTTTCTTGTGTGCGACCATAAGCGGCTACACCAATAATAGCACCCATTGCTAAGTGAAATAAACCTGCACCCTGAAGAGTAATTGGCTGCCAAGGCGTGATCGGCTGTTTAAGTGATGCTTGCAGTATAGACCACAATACAGGAAAAAGAATAAAGTCAGTCACACATGTCACCATGTAAATCCAACCCATCATTGGACGCCATTTTGCATTCATCCAATCTTCTTTTTTCTTTTCGCTTGCACTCATCTTTTCATATTCTTCGGACGTTGCCATTATTATCTCCCTTTTCTTGCGTTATTTTGTTGTTGTATCTTGTCATTTTCTTCTTCAATATGCTGAGCCAATAACATTACATACAAATCACGTTCAAAAGGGATCATGTTTTCCAGCGAATCGATATCGTATTTATGATGTTGCATTAGGGCAAAATTAGTCTTGTAATAATTCGCAAGACTATCATTACCCATTAGAATGCGAAAAAACTTTGCATACCCTCCAAAGTAACTTCATCTTCACATCCGCAACCAGCACATTTCCATGCGATTTTATTCTTCACTTTAGGCATTGTCTCAAAGAACTTTGTTACTTTGATAAACTGATCTTGCGACAATCCTTCTAAGAATTCAATCAATTCTTCTTTACTAGAATCTTCTTTTTTGTAAACATTCTCATTATCAAAAATGTAATCAATAGCAGAGATGATGCTTTCAATAGCGCCATCAACTTGATTGTTTACTGTAGTTGTATCAATATCGTCTAGTGCATTTACAGTAGGATACTTCAATTTAATACCCACACCAGTCTCTTCATCTAAAATGATTTTGTCTGTGTGTTCAATTGCCTTTTCGACTTCAATTTCAAGCAGGTTTACTTGTTTTGTTGTAATGTGTTCACATTGCTCACCTTTTGAATTAAATCCTGTTGGGTGACGCATTCTCAAGTCTACTGTTTCACCAATAGATTTTGCTCTCAATCGAATAAAGAAATATTCAATATCAAACGTTGGTAGTTTATCTACGTCAATGTCATCGATAACGCAGTTGTTGATGATTTGCTTGACTGCCATGAGAGTAGATTTGTTACTCTCTGATTCTGCGGCAAGCAAAAGAATCTTTTGTTCCTTCACTAAGAACGGACGATATTTTACAGATTGTCCAGTTGATGGTAAAGTCAATTCAAAAATAGGATTGTTTATTTTAGGTAAAGCCATGATTTCTCCAAGTCGTTAAGTTAATAGTTTAATAGGTATCGAATCCGATATTGGATCCAGGTCTGCTGACTGTATGATATCTATATGCAAGTGTTACGCCAAATCGTTGATACGAGTTTACTTCTTCCCATGTTGCATTCATAGGAGTTAATGCAATCGGGTATATGTCCATAAGTTCATATAACAGCAATGCTTTTCCTTGTGCATTCAATTGAGTGACATGCAAGCTAATTCCTTTTGCGTAGTTCTCATAAAAACCGACAAGACCTGGTTCGTAAGTAACTTCGACCGTGTCATATCCAGCAGGATTTACAATTTGATCTATCCAATTTTCAAAGAATATTCTTTCTTTCATATCCTCAGAACAAATGATAGATAATTGAATGTCGCTATATGTTACGT